TTTTGAGAAATATAGATATTTAAATCTTCTCCACCGTAAATATTTGAATTAATTGCATCCACAATAGACCCTAATTCTGTAATAACCGTAGAAGCTGCACCAATTGCTGCACTTCCTGCAATTTTAGAACCACCTGTGTGAGCAGCGTCTGCATCAAGTAGTGTAGTTAATCCATCAAACTGTCCGTTCGTTGCTGTTGTTCCTTCCCAGATAGAAGTTTCAGTTCTTTGTGCTACTTTAGAAGCAACGTGAGAAATTAAGAAATCAGAAAATGAAGGAGGTAAACTGTCAAATGCAGAATATCCCATAGAGATAGCATCCCAATCATTTTGGAAATCTTTCTTACATAGTTGTAAGTTTACTTGCTGAAATTCAGGTTGTAAAACTCTTTCTGTAAGTGTGATAGTAGAAGTTGGGTCAAAGTCACATCCTGCATCTTTTACGATGTCATCAGTTGCTACTTTTTTGATTACTTCTTTAAACTTTACGTTTGGTTTAACGGTAATTCCACCGTTTTCAATAGTTGAACCACTTAATAAAGCAGCAGAGATATATTGTCCTGCTGATTCTCCTGCATAAGTAGTCGTGATACTTGTTGTAGTTGCCATAATTTAAATTTATTTTTTAATGTTTGCTATTTTTTGTAATACTCTATCCGCAGTAGTCATACTTCTTTTTTGTGCGTATAGATTTAAGTTTGGTTTAGATTCTGCTTCAGGGTTGTGAGTAATTTTCTCTACTGTTGTTTCAGCAGATAATTCTTCTTCTGATGCGTAAACCGTTTTAGTTGTTGTTTCTTCTGATTTAATAGTATTTTCTACTACTTCTTCGCTCATTTCTTCTTTAGGTTCAATCATTGCTTTGATTTCGTCAATCATTGCCTTAATTTCAGAAAGTTCTGCTTTAGTAGCATATTCCATTTCTTCCTTTTCTTCTTCTGCTTCAACTTCTTCTTCCGCAGGTTCTTCTACTGCACCAACAGATGCAATAATTCCTTCTTCTTCTACTACTAAAGTTTCTCCATCTTCAAGTTTGTACTCTCCAATAGGTAATGCTACCTTTTCATCTTCTGTTATAATGAATACGTCACTTCCTGCTTCAAAAGATTCGCTTTCAATAACAGTACCGTTTTCTAAAGTAGCTTGTGCTAATTTAACCTCTTTGGATAATTCTACCCCAACAAGTTCTTTTACTTTGTTTAACATATCTGTTGCTTTCATATAATATTACAATAAATTAATATTTAGTTTGTTATATTTTCAATTTGCTGCTTCACACTCTACGCAATCATCATAAATAATAGATGCTGAATTTATATGTATTCCTTCTGAATGGTGTGTTGAAGTAATTGTATAACATTCATTGTGATTGTTTTCTAAACTTAAATAGTAAGTTTTGCCTACTGTTAAAGTAGTATTGTGAATATGAACGTGGTGAGTATGACCATTGCTACAAGCTGTAATCAAATAACCATTCCAAACACCTGTCATAGATTCGCCTGTAATGTTTCCAATACCTTGTGCTTGATAACTACCATTACAACACTTTCGTGAGTAAGTACCATCTTTGCACATACACGCTCTTTTATCGTTTTGTGGACTAGGATTTCTTTCTCTATATTTACTCATTTTCTAAACTTTTTAATTTAGATTCAGCCCAAGATTTAGCACTTTTTCCACCCCATAACAAATAAGATATATAACCACAAGACTCTGTATCACCCTTATCGTAATATACCTCCGCTCTTGATAAATAACTAAACATTCTTTTTATAGTTGTTTTACTAATAGGTTCTTTATTTGCTAACTGTTGTGCTCTTACTTTTCCAACTTGTGTAGCACATTTATTGTTTACTTTTTCGTTAAGTTCAATACCACGTTTTGCATTATTTGAAACACTATTAGGATAATCTGAATATGATTCTAATTGTTCTTCTTGTAGAAGTTCTTTTAGTTCCTCTAATAAATATTCATCTTCTATTTCAGATAGATTATTAGGTTCGTTTGGTCTTTCTAGTTTGTCAGCAAAATAACCCTCTATTGAAAAGCCTTTTACTTCACCTGCTTTTACTTTTCTCCAAACATCATCATTGTTAACCTTCATAGATACCATCCAAGTTCCCATAGGTACGTTTAAATCGTACATTCTACTTTTATCCTGTTCTGATTCCACTATCCAACTTTCAACGGCTGTAAGCCCCTTTAATTCTAATTGATGTTCTAGAGTTGTGTTGTTTTGGTTACCTTTTATAAAGAATAATTCCGATGCTTTACGAACCGTATCTTTAGAAAAATAAATATAATACTCTTGTTCTCCGCTAGTTCTGTAAATTGGTTTATTAGGTATTAAAGCTGCACCCATTAAAATACGCTTTTCCTTATCAACCTCTGCAAGTTTAAACTCTTGGTTCTTTAATGCTATAAAGTCTGATTCAATAGCAGGGTTTTCTACTACGCTAATAGCTTCAATTCCTGATACTTCATCTGTTTCATCTATAAAAAGTTCTATTATATCCATATTTAAACAATAATAATTAGTTTATTTTGTTATTTATTAACCTATTGAAGCCCCTTCTATAATGTTTCTATCTAATGCTTGAGCATTTGTTACATCATTACTTACTACAAATGCTTTTATTGGCTTATCTTCTTTTTCACCTATTGCTTGTGCTAATTGGTTTTCAGGTGCTGCTCCTACTACGTTAAAACTTGGTGCTTGGGGTACTGAAGGTGTTGAACCACCACCACCTGATACAGCAGGACCAATAGAAGTTATCTTTTTAACGTTTGCAATACCTGCTGCTACCGCTGCTGCTGCTGCTATTCCACCCAATACAGGACCAACTACTGGAATACCTGATAATGATGCAAAAGCTGAAGTAGCACCTTTATAGGTTTCTATTGTTGTTTGTGCTATTGCTGCTGCCTTACCTGCTTTACTTTCTTCTCCAAAAATTGTAGCTAAATCGCCCATAGCATTTGAAGCTAAATCTAATTTATTTGCAGTAGTTAGTTTTGTTAGCTTTTCTTCTTCTTCCGCGTAATGGTCTCTTATCTTTTGTTTTTCTGCTTCTGTTGCTTCTAGTAACTCAAGTTCTGCTAAGGCATTATCCCTATCACGTTGTAACTTTTCAACCGCAGTTAGTATTTCAAAGTTAGTTAATTCATCAATTTTAGCTATTCGCTCATCTTCTGTCTCAATAGCTTCTTTTTGTAATTCTAATGCTTCTTTATCAAGTGATATTTTATTAATTAATTGTTCTGACCTAAAGCCTTCTATTTGTGCAAGTACTGCTTCACGTTCATTCTGTGCTTCTAATAAAGCTATATAGTTTTCTTGACTTGAATTTTTATCGTATTGGGCTTGTGCTGATTTTATTTGTAAATCAACGTTTTCAAGCATTTTCTCGCTTTGTTCATCAAGTATTCTACCAAGTTCTGTATTAGCTGCAATACGCTCTTCCATTGTCTTGGTCTCATCATCTCTTATTTGTCTTTGTTGTTCGGCTTGTCTATCGTACTTCTCAATAAGACCTTGATTTACAACCGCTGCTACTTCTGCTGATTTTTCTAATTCTACATTTGCTTTTGCGGTTTCATAAGCGGCAGTAATACTAATTTCTTTAATACTATCAACAGCAGCACCAAAGTTTTCTACTATTGCTTTACCTGAATCAATAACACCTTCTCCAATTTCTAAAGCTGCATATTTTGCTTCTATTATACCTAAAGTTAATTCTGCAATACGTTCTTTACTTCCTCCTGTAAATTGTAAAAATGCTTTTTGTGCTGACATTATAGCAATTGATATTCCTTCAAAAGCTAATTTAAATGGGGCTAAACCTATATTTAAAACATTTGTAAGAACTTTGCCTAAAGCATTAAATTCTCCATTTCCTTTTACTACTGCATTTACTACTTGATTAAAAACAAGTGATATGGTTTCCATTACAGTTGCAAACGTATCTGCAACCTTTTGATTAGCCATAAAAGTTTCCTTTAAAATGTCAAAGGCTTTTATAACTATACCCAATCCTAAAGCACCTTTAAAAAGATTGCTTATTCCTTTTAAAACTTTGTTTGTTTTTTTTCCTTGTGTAGTTACATTGTTTAAACCTGTTTTTACATCATTAACACCATCAGCAATATCTGATAAATCTTTTTTTGTTTTACCTGTTTTTAGTTCAAACTCCGCTTGTATTTTTTTCATAGTTCTTTTCTAAATTGTTGGTAGGCTTCTTTAATTGATTCAGGATATTTGTTTTTTCCTAAAGCAATATCTATATACTGTCCTGTCCATTTTTCGTTTCTTGCAAATTCTAATAAATCTAAAATATTCTGTATCATAATGTAGATGTTGTAGTTGCTTGTTTTATATCACTTAAAACTGATGTAACCGTGTATTGTGTATCTGTATTTGTAAACACATAGAATCTGTAAAATATTGTCTGATTTGCAGATAGAGATGTAATACCTGCTTGAACAGATGCAGGGTTAACTCTTTTATTTAATTGAGTTGTATCAAATTTAATTTCTGTTACTCCTGCTGTTGCTCTTATAACTGTTATATCATCTGGAATAATGTCGCTCTGTGTTGTTGAGTAAAAAAATCCGTATTGGTCTAATTGTTTTACTCTTCCAAGTGTTCCAAGTTCGTTAATTGTAGCACTTAAAATCATTGTGTTATTAGTTATTACAGTAGGGCTATTTATAGTTACTGTAGCTTTTGTAACAGGTAGTGTTGTACTATGGTCATCAACTAAAGGTTTATTTCCTGTATCTAGTAAAGTTGGTATTACTTCAGTTGTAGATTTTATTTCTAACCCTTCAAAATTACAGTCTGCATCTGCTGTTATAATTGTGTTATCAGCAAAGTAAACAGTACTATCTGCTGTAATACAAACAGAGTTAGGTGCAAACTTATCTGGTACAATAGGTGATATATCTATTGCTTCTCCTGCTGTTGGTTTTACATTTATTAATTCTAATCTTGATTGGTTAGTTTCAAAGTTTGTATTTATCTTATTTATCTTATATAAGTTTTCAAATATTCTAACCTTGTCTGCTAAACTTAAATCAAGTGTTATAGAAATAGGTAAGTATGCTTTTACTGTTGTTAACCTTCTTTGTGCATCAAATATTTCTTTAATATAGTTTATATAGTATTCTGCAAATAGTGTTTTTTTAAATGGTGTACCTAAATACTCATTTGGTTCTGCACTAAAGTTTAAGTTTTTAGAATCTGTCAACCTTACAGAATTACTTGGTATAAATACATCTGTTTGTTGTGATTTACTACCATCTGAATTTAAAACACCAATATCTTGTGTAGATAAAATAGGGTAAAATAATAATGGCTTACCTAAATTTGGTTCTTGTTTTATATCTGCACTCCACCCCCATACTAAATCTTTAAAGCTACCACCGTTTACATCTTTTAATCTTTCGTATTTAAAGTGTTCTAATGGTATGCTTACTTTATATGTTTCTCCTTCTATCTTATCTAAATCTTCTGCTGTGTAGTTTTCAGCACCCCACTTTCTATTAAATAACTCATCGTGGTTTTTAGCAAAGAAGTTATCTAAACCTTCATAACTAAAATCTACTTGTTTAAATGGTAATACTGTATCTACTGAAGATTCTGATTTATCTATAAATTCTGTTATATCCCAAATGGTTGTACTACTAGAATAAAAGCTATCAAGTGTTTTAACCTCAACAATACCATCTCTATTTTGAAAACTTGTAAGGTTAAACATCTTAAACAAAGAAGTAAGAAAATCTAAAACCTTAATATCTGGTAATTGGTTTGTTGCTCTTAATTGTACATCTGACAATACAGAAGCAGTACCACTAAAGTGTGCATTTCTATAACCACCACCTATATTTTTTTTTCTTCTTACATCAAAATCTATAGCGTATGTTGATGCTGTACCTGTATCTACTGCAAAAGTATATGTACCTGCATCTATATTTAAATCTCTTATTTCATATCTACCAGAAGTTGCATCTCTTGTTACATCTTTATATTCTTCAAATACAATTCCATCTTTATAAATAATAAATGAAAATGCACTTGATATACTAGGATATATACTTATATCTAATATTCTTTGTGCTTTTGCTTCTTTTCCTGTTTGGTCTGCTTGTGGTGTTGTAAAATAATTATCATATAAATCAATAACCGCACCGCTTGAATCAGATTGACTTAAAATAAAATCACCTACAGGACTTTCATTGCCCTCATCTTCAAACAACCCACCTGTTTTATTATGTAACCATAAATACAAATTGTAAAAAGGTTCGTTTGTTTCACTAAAAAAATCTGTACTGAAAGTAATTCCGTATCTATGTTCTATTGCTTTTATTATAGGGTAAACTCTTAATGCAGGTTTTAATTGTGATAGTTGTAAACCTGTATCTGTTGTACTTGCTTCATAAGCAATATTGTTTTGTTTATCTGAATTGTTGTTTGCAGTTGCAAAAGCTGAATCGTATATAAGTCTTTTACTATGGCTTATTAATGGGAATAGTATTGCATCAGGATATGTTGTACCATCAGCAGTTACATCTAAACCATTTTTTAAATAGGCTTTTATGTTTGTATCGTTGTATGTAAAATTAAAAGAATCTTTTAGTAACGGTAATGACTTTAGTTTATCATCTCCCATTATATCTTTTAGGTTTACACCATTACCAAAGAAAGTTAGTTTGTATGTATGTGCTTTGTTATCTTTTCTTGTTGCACCTTCAAATTTTACTTTACCTTCTTTAAACAACTCATAGTTAAGATATAGTTGTGCTGTTTTCTTTTTCCTAGCATCAAAAGCTGAATCACCTACAATATGATAATTATAAAAATGTCCAAATATTTTATTGTTTGCTCTACTTGCAGGTACTGAAAAAGTTCTTGAAAAATCAGTAAACACCTTTTCAATATCTTTTACATCTTGCAAAGATTGTGTTAAGTTTACTGATTCATCTTTAAATAAATCAACTTCTTGACCTTCTATATATAGTTGTAAGTTTAACATTAACGTACATTGTTTATCTTGTTAAATGCAAATTCAAAATCTATTGTGTAGTTTGCAAGTTTATCGTTTAAGCTAGTTTTAAGTGTTAATGATTTACTTTTAGGTATTATAGGTAATGTATCACTACCGTATCTTATCCAAACGTTTTCTGATAAAAACAATTCTTCTATAGATGAGTTACTATCTTCATTTATAAAACCTGTATTAAGGGATATACTTTTTGTTGCGTTTGAATTATATCTTTCTTGCTGCCCTGCATACTTGTTGTAAGTTGCTGTACTGTTATCTATAGTATTGCGTTTAAACGTTTCATCTGTTACATTAAATGATTCTGTTGTTTTCTTAAAGAAGTACAAATCTTGAAATGCACCGTACTTATTTGTAAAGGTTACTTTGTATGGTGTATACTTTGGTTCGCATATATTATTTACTGTTATAGTTTTTAATAGTGTTGTATCATCCGTATCATATACTTTAATACTAGAACTATTAGCAGGAATAGTAATGTATTGTATCTTTTGATTTGAATTGTTGTTGTCGGTTATTTGCGTATCTACGTTATCAATAGTAACTTTACCTACACCCTCTGCGTATATTGGTAGTTTTCCTGCTGTGTTTTCTGGTAAGTAAATACTATTAGCGGTCATTAAAGCATTTCTTGATAATTCAGGACTTGCTCCATCTTCAAAATAACCATACCCATCTGTTGCTAAATATGTATTTGTAATTGGTGAGCCATAAGTAAATACGTTATTGTTTTCATCTAACAAAGTAGCTATTGTTGTAACCCAAATAGTTTTAGATAAATAATCATCATTAAATGTTAGATATAAATAATCCCTAACAAGTTCTGCTATTTCAAATACTACATTTGTATCTTCTCCTATTAAAGAATTTTGTAATGTATATTTTAAATCACTACTTGTATAAGAACCAGAAGTGCCTTCGTAAACGTAAACTTGTAATTGTACTGTCTTTAGTGCCATATTAAGCTATTTTAGTAAATGTTTTAAATGCATAATTAACAAACCAAACTTCCGTTATCATTCCTGCGCTATTAATACCTACCCAATAATCCGCACCAACTTTGCTTGGGTTTGTATTATTTGAAAAAGTATTTCGTAAATCTTTAACCTTACTTATTCTACGATATGAAATTCCTACTTTATTTATAGATGGGTTTTCTTGACCTAAAAATTGTAAAGGGAAAGAACTTGTTATTAAACCTCTAAAAATAAACGTATTTATATTATTTTCTGCAACTGAATCTGTAAGCCTTATTGCATCAGATGTTGGTGTTAACGTAGTAAAACTATTGTATCCATTAAATTCTAACCTTCCTTCTAAAGTACTTGCATTGTTTCCATTTCTTCTAAAACTTGTTGTTCCACTTGGATAAGCTGCATCTATTTGTGCGTATGTCATATATCCATAAAAAATACCACCTGCATACCATTGTTCATTTCCTGCTGTTGGTGTTAAGCCTGATTGTGTCATTGTAACATCACAAGTAATATCTGAACCACCACTATTAGAATATCCACTTGCAGGGGGTGTAATTGAGTAAGTAACTGTTCTTGATGTATCACTTGTTACTGAATCAAAACCAATAGGTGAAAAACCTGTTATAGTTCCTTTGTTTGCTAAACCTTTTGAAATAGAACCAAAAGATGTTATTGATTGATTTGTTAAAGATGCAATACTACAAGTAAACGTAGGTAGAGAAGCTGTAGGTTGTGAAAATGTTTTTGAAACTTCTACTGTTGAACCTGTGTTAGAATATCCTGCTGGAACAGTTATATCAAAAAACAAAGTTACATTTCTATTGCTTCCTGTTGTGTTTGCTGGATAGCTTGTTATTGTACTACCTCCACTTGTATCTTTTATTGCAGTTATAGTTCCGTTTACACTTGGGTTTACAATTACTCCTGCTTGTGATATTGAACCACCTGATAAATAAGCATCTGATGAGGTATAGGCTTCTGCTGCTATTGTTGTTACTTGTATTGTTTGTGTTGCTTTACAATGCGTTAAATCGCCGTCTGTGGCTTCAACAAGTAATTTTTTATTTGTACCTGCTTTCCTAACTGATATAATTGTTAAAGTATCTCCTGAAACTGATGTTATAAAATGTTCTAAATTATTATTTGTAATTAAATAACCTGATACAGTTCCACCTGTAAAATAAGAAGATAGGTTTATGTTTACTGAATTACCACCTGTATTTAATGATTGATTAGGAATTAATCCATTGTTTGTTATTCCACCTGTACAAGATGTTGCAGGTTGTGTTGCTGTTGCATTACAATTTATTGTATCATCCCCTGCATTACCAAAGTTAGGTGGTATGCTTAAAGTAAATGTTATTGTTCTACTTGTGTCTGTTCCTACTGCTGCAAACTTACCATCTGCAAAATCTCCTGCTGTTGAGGTGTAAGAAATTATTTCACCATAAACAGAAGTTGGTAGTGTTACATTTCCAAACTCATCTACTGATAAATTTTGTAAGTTAATAGTTGCACAATCTAATGCTACTGCTGGTAAAGCAGGTTCTCCATACTTTAAATAAAACGGACTTCTTACATTTATTTTTGTACTCATCTTAATCTATCTTCTTTAAGTGTAAAGGCTAAGAAATCTTCTACGTCTAAGCCAAAACTATTTATTAGTTCATCAGGTAGTTTTTTAAATCCTTGTTCAAATGGTTTTGTAAAAAACAAAGAAGGTTTGATACCTTTTCTATATATGCTTCTTGCTATTAAAAACCCTATTGTATTATAGTTACCTTTTTTAAACTTTCCTTTTTCATCTCTTAGCCTTATGTTTCTACTTTGCGCCCATTGTGCTAATGGTTTAATAGGTGGCATTTTAGACTTATAACTATAAGGTGTATTATATTTCTTTTCAGTTCCACTTACTCCTTTGTCTTGGAATATACCATAATCTTCCATTTCAAACTCCACAGCAATAGAATTAGGCATCACCTTTATATTACCCTTTAAACTATTATAAAGTTCCTTAGAAACGTTCTTATTGCTTTTAGACAACCTTGACCGTGATTGTTGTATAACAAACTTTTTAAACGCCTCTAAAGCTGCTTGTGTTTTTGTTAGTCGCATATTGTCATATCGTTTTGTATTACCACATCAAAAGTTGCTGCCCATCCTGCTAATTTGTTTTCAAATCTATCTACAAATGGCTCACAACTTACATCTCCTTGTACTTGGTACAATTCAGTATATAAGTCACCACGTTGTAATATGTTAATGATTCTAGTAAGTAAAGCTAATTGAGTATTTAGTACATCTTGTTCGTTGTCGTTTCCTACAAAGATATCAGTAGTTTCTGCTTTGCTTATGTCTACAATATCCATAGCTAGTATAGATACGTTAAAAGTAATTGTTTTACTTCCTACTGTTGTATTGTTTACTATTATATGAGATAATGGAAATATAGTTTGCTTATTTAAATCTACATCATCTAAACTACCAAACGTAACTGTATTTACAAATGGTTCTGCAATTAA